ACTCAACAGTAGCAGTGTCGTCATTGTAATCAAAGTTGTTCATAGTTTGGTGGCGAACAGAATGTTGTTGAGGTGGTCGTACTGAATGAATTTTACATCATTGGGGAGCAGAGAGACTGCTGCTGCCGCGAAGTCGTTAGGAAACTTCTTGAACAAGCGCCAGAACTTCTCTACACCATCATAATCTAGATCTTCATGCGGAAGCACACGGATCTCAAAGTCACCACGAGTGTATCGATTAGGGAAAGGGTTGATGAACTCGCGGATGTGCTCTTGTAGCATGTTCATTTGACAAATACCTCAGCGGAGTGTTCGGTGTGCAGTTGCGCTGCTTGCTTCAGATAATAGCACATGTGAGCAACATAGTCCACATCTTCTTCATTAGGATCGAAGTCGTAAGCACAATCCCAATCCACAGTGCCGTCTGCATTAACAGGCGCACCATAGAAATCATCACCATCGAGGGCAAAAGCATGATCGTCAGCAACAAGATAGAACTGAGGAGCAGACATTGGAGGAGAAGCGAATGAACTAGAATAATTTAGCAGAGAAAGCGCGGAATGTCAACGCTTGTAGAGATAACCACCTGCCCAGTCACACTTCTCAAACATCTCTTCGCGGGAAGGAATAGAGAGAAGATTGTAACGAACACCCTTGGCAGGCGCTTTTACACTAGCAGGTTTGTAAACTTCACCAGTCTTCTTGTCAATGAAAGCGTGGATGCTGTCACGACGACCGTTGATGCACATGTGAATCTTGTGATACTTACGACCATCAGAGTTCAACTCGTAAGTATAACCATCAGGAGCAGTTTGCTGGAGAGCATCACACAGCATCATGCAATACTTGACAATGTTGAGGTGAATGGTGTTGCGGGCGGTTTGCTCGGAAGCGAACTGGGCGAAGGTGGTGGTCATGTCGTTGTCTGAACTGATGTCAGTATAGATGGTCTTGGTGGGGTTTGGGAGAGAGATCATGCCACTTCGCTCGCTGGCACACGCTGGACAGAGAGACGCTTCCAACCACGGATCTCACGGATAGCATCCACAGTCTCGTTCACAATACGATTGTGCTGACGCTCCATGCCCTTGGCAGTCTTACAACGCTTGACCTTACGGTACAGAACGCTGGTGGTCAGGTCCTCGTTGTCGATCTCGATGCGGTAGAAGGAGAAGGCAGTCATGAGCGGTGTTCCGTTGATGTCCTTAGTATAGGGTAGATCAGTCAGCGAGAGCGAGCATACGGTGCAGTTCATCAACTGTCACCTCTAGCTCTGCTGCTGCTTCCTCATCCCATTGCTGGTTGTTCTCTTCACATGCTTTAATGAAGAGAGGATCACATGCCATCTCGTTCACAAGCATTTCGAAAGTAAAATCTTCAGTCATTAGAATCAAAAGTTCAGGTAAGTGTTGTCAGGGAGCAGACCCATCTCTTCACATCGGCACTCGTAAGCAATACGCTTAAGCATCTCAATGTCCATCTCTTCAATAGATTTGAGAATGGTACGACGGAGTTGCTTGTCTTGTGTGGTGTCAGTGATCATCGTGTCTCTCGATTACTTTGTAATCTTACCAGTCCTCAGTGGGGTCAGGGTTGTTTGGTAGACAGTTTGCCAGGTGGTTGTAGGTGGCACTGTCATCAACGCCATGCTGGATAGCATGGACTTTGGTGATGCCTAGTTGACTGCCCATCATCACATCCATCAAGAATCGGATCTGAGAGGGCGTCAGTGGTACGTTAGCAGTCTCCATAGGTAAAAGGGGATAGAAGGGCGTTAGAGGCGCTCCTGGGTGCCTCTCAGCAGTAGACAGGAGAGTAATCAGCACCCTGGTATGCTTCAGTGTTGAAGTCAGTCACCTCAGCACCGTTAGCGAGGTAGTTACGGATGTCGTAGAGAGCGTCAGACTTGACACGAGTGGTGAAAGAGGTCATCTGCTGAGAGATCTCTTCAGTGGGGTGCCAGATGACACGCTTGACAAAACGCTTGCCACCAGCGACAGGGTAGAAGTCGATCTGGGTGGCAGAGGTTTGGAGTTGCATGGGGTGTGTTTCTTTGACTCTTATAGAATACATGAAAAAGGGGGGCATGGAAGCCCCCCTGTGACACTTATTAATGTGGTCAGTTGAACCCACGGTTCCGACCAGACCAGGAGATAAGTTTGTGGATGTCCTCCACAGTGCTCTCCTGAGCAAATGTCATATGACGAGCATCAGGATGGTTCCACGAGAATACACGTCGTCCAAACGATGGTTGAATACCCACCGCTTCCATCACACGATCTTCAATCGATTGCATCTGGGTAGTCCAGAATGCGTTACGGTTGCTATTGAGCGTGTTCTTTTGTCCTTCAGGGGGAGCAACAGAGAAGATAATATGCAATGGTTTGTTCAATTGAACTGCCTGCCTATTAGCATTCAGAATACCACCAACACGCGACTCAAATTGTCCGCTGTTGATGTAGAGACAGAACTCTTCATCATTCTCCCAGATCTCTTCAATCCAAGGATTGTCAGTTCGTTCAATCTTATCAAGGATGGCAACAGCACGGCGACCACTAATAGTGGTAAAACGATTGCCGTTGCTAACCTTGTTAGACATGGTGAACTCAACGAGGAGAGTATCTACAATTCTCTCACGTTGCTTGGGAGTAAAGTGTGTGCCCATGATATTAACACTGGCACGAACCTTATCCTCAGTATAGATACCAGTTGCCTTGACAATCTCACGAGTGGATTGTTCAATGTCACCAACAGATGGGTTGGTGTGAGGCAACTCACTGATGACATTAGATGCATTAGCAAAGAGAATCTTTGCTTCAAGGTCACGGAACTTTACTCTTTGTACCATGTGACCTGGGATACCGCAGATATCATCTGCTTCAAGACGGTGATCACCATTGACGCGATCGTCAGTGTCATCATCAATGTAGATAACTTCACCTTTTTCAAGGTCAATACCTACAGAACGATATGATTCAACAATATCGTTCACCTTCTTGAAGTTTGTACCATGGACACGACCAGGATTGATCCATGTCCTATTAATCATCTCCCTTAGAGTCATGTAGGGATCGCCAACTAGTTCAACGCCATCCACACCAAAGGTAGATGGTCGGTTCTTCCAGTTTCTGTGATCACAGCATTCAAGAGTCCAAATGTCGGTAACGAATTGTCCGAAACCTTCAAGGTTGGGAATGCCGAAAACAGTTTGTGTCATATGTAATTACCGCTTCTCAAGAACGGTTCGAAGATTACGTTAATAGTATAACAAGATCAGGAAGCAAAGTCAAGCACGGAAATCTCCGCTTTGATCCTTTGTTGCAATTTGTCATAGTATTCTTGGTCGCGCTCACAACCAATATACTTGCGACCTGCCCGCTTTGCAGCAATAGCAGTAGACCCAGAACCCATGAAGATGTCTAACACAGTATCACCTGCATTAGTATATGCGCGGACAATGCGCTCCATCACCTCAAGATTCTTGGTAGTAGGATGCCAACCACAATAATCTTTTGATGTAGTGTGGTTGTTCTTCTCCCAAATACATGTTGGGATGGTGCCCTGGGTGTAGTCTTTACCAGTGCGTAAGTTCTTCTTCACCTTACGCTCAACACGAATCTCCGCATCATTGAACAAGAACTCTTTGCCCTTGGACCAACACCATGCATACTCATGTTTGCGAGCGAAGTTAGTCTTACTGCGTCCACCCCAGTTGTATCCCCAGATGATCTCATTCTGTGGTGTGAGCACAGCATGATTGTCTGTAGTCTGTAGTTTGTAGCGCAGGAATGTTTCAGTCTTGAGTGTACCCCACACAATGAACATGCGATTAGGTTTAAGTACACGGACACACTCTGATGTCCACTGCTCACACCAGTCAAGATAGTCGTGCTCACTATCCCACTGACTATCCCATCCCTTGCCACCATCAAATCCAATGAAGTATGGTGGATCTGTGACTACCAGATCCACACTATTATCCTCAAGAGTCTTGAGGTAATCTAAACAATCTGATTGTACTACACTGCTTTCAGCCATTCAAAGTCGGAAGGGAATCCATCCAGGAAGTATGTCCCAGACTTCACTCGCTTCCCACCATGCTGGTTATAAATCCAGTTGCCTTTAGCATCCTGAACTTCTACTGCTTTACGAACAGTTTCTTTATCTGCTTCGTAAAACTCTACACGGTCAGGATACACAGCAATGAACACAACATCATCGTAATCCTGATCGGGACGAATCTGTTGCCAGCGGAAGTGTGTGCCATCACCCCAGAGAAAAGATCCTTTGATCTCTTTCTTACGGGAGTTACACTTACGGTCATGATTAGAGTTATCAGGTTTTTCAACCACGAAACCCTTACCAGTCATGTATTCCTCATACATGTACTCAAAATACTTACCTTTCTTCTTAGAAGACAAGTCCTTCAACGTTTTGAAGGCAGAGTTGGTGTAAGGACACTTCGCTTTGTCAGCGGTGATCTCAGCAAAAGTCTGAGTGTTTACGAAATCGTTAGCGTTGAGCATAACCTTGATCTCCTGAATTTGTTTACTCTGTTATTATGGCATGAAAAAGGGGCACTGTCAAGCGCCCCAACCAGTTCTTCAACTGTCACCAAAGATCGGGATGATGTCCGTCTTGGCATGTTCTGTTTTATTAATGTGCTGCTCCCACAGCGCGGCGTCTTCCAAATTGTAAAAGATCGCTTCTTGGCGGGCAGTGCCCTTCTTCTTGCTCTTCATCCACACAACTGCGTATTTCATGCCAATATTCAGGATAAACGATAAGGTTAGCATAGTGACGACCCCACCGTGAGTTTTCACTCGTGGGCAGTGGGATGTCTTTGAATACTATACTGATATAGTATTCACTAATGAAAGAAATGTAACCATATGTGCCATGATAGCACACTGGTTGGAGTAATTCAAAGTCAGTCTGCTTCATCGAATGCTTTCCGATCCTTATTCTCTGGTTTAGGGAGACGGAACATCTCTTTGAGATCATTGAGATCTGCGAGTTGTTTCCTTAGATCATCGATCTGTGCTTGTAAGATCTGAAAGTTTTGATCGTTGTTGTTTTGCATCATCAGCATATTCTTGATTGCTGATTTGAAATCTTCTTCGTTCATGGTAATCAATAACGCTCAGGTAATTTATCATACTGCCACTTACTAGCAAGATCATTCAAGTCAACCTCACGGTGACCCATCATGAGATCACGAAGACTAGCAGCACGACAGTATTCTTTCTCATGATATTTAATCACATCATTGACGCAAGATAGAATCTCCTCATATACTTGTCGTACTGGTACTTTGTCATCTTGCAAGTAATCATCGATAGCATCTTGCATACGATTTTGACGTTGTTGTTCATAAGTCTTTTGCAAAAACTCTTCAGATCCTCTCAATTCGGGGCGTCCTTCAATGGTCATGGTGAAATTCCTGGTTGCGTCGTTCATCAAGGTAGCGTAGCACATCCTCACGCCATTCCATCAATTCATGATAACATGACTGATTGTGAGCACACTGGCGCAGTTCAGGATCGGGCTTCAATACGCTTTCGTAGAAAAGACCCAGAGCATCTCTGCGTTTTTCGTGTTTCTCTGGCGTGTTCATGTTAGTTTAGCGTAGTACACTGTATTTTAGATGGTTGTGTGAGGATTTCAGTATATCCTCACACTTTCTTTACGATTGAGGTCCCCAACCATCATTTTCGGGGACACAATCATCATCGTCCACTCGGTCAACTGATGCAATGTCACATACTGGCACCTCATGCTCACCACCAATAATATACCATGGCATCATCTGACCATGATACTCTGGGTGTGCTTGGTATTCAGCAGTGTACTCACGCTCACCCAGATACTTTATCTCGCTGTCTGGAATATCGTGATCGCGTAACATTGCTTGTAGCTGCAAGTGCGTCAACTCGGGTTGCGTAGGTACTTTCATTGGATCTCCATTGTTTACGAAGTTGTTGGTATTTGGTATCATATGCTGCGAGATCTCTCACTCGCTTGAAGATTTGTGCTGCCCTTGCTTTTACATTCGTGAGGCAATCTTCCTCACAGGTAGATACACTCCCATTTTCTGCATATTTGCGTCCCGAAGAGTGATTGGCATACCGTCTGGCACGAGTGAATCCCATTTCAAGGAATTTCCTTGCCATATCCATCCCAACGAAATCATCCCGTCGTTTATACTCACAGAACATTTCGTATATTTTATTAGAACTTTTAGTAGCAGTTTCTTCATCTACAAAACGCCAGTGAGCACAAATGTCGTTAGTGTAAGGGCGTACCAGTAGCACTCCTTGCTCTCCCCTTCCAATACGATAAAGTTTGCGAGTCTCTGTGTCTGTGAAGTCAAGTTCCTCATAAGGGAGTTCATAACAAAATTCGAGCATGGATCACCACTGGTGCTCTGCTACCATAGCACACCAGTCAACCACGTGTCAACCCTCAGATGCTGGTGGCGTTGGATCCGCATTAACATAAGGGATTCCACCATTAGGTTTGATGACATATGCTGGGATATGATGGAATGCATCAGGACAGTTCTGTGGTTGTGGGAACCATTCGTAACAATTGTCTACTGCACTCTGTTCATTGGGGAAATAATAATATACTTTCTTTAGTTCAAAGATTCTATCAATCTCTGCTTCAGGAATAATGTCTTCATACCACGCAAAAATCTCTGCTTTCTTTGTATCAGAGAGTGTGTGATATTGATTATTATCAATAACCAGAACAAACTTATTTGCAAGAGCAGCATAATCTGCTACCAACATTGCTTCTGTTTTAGGATTTAGTGAAATTAACATTATCCAACCTCTCCTTCTTCAATGATAGATAGAATCTCATCTAGTGTCTTATCACCAGATTGGACGCGGTTGATTCTATTTACAGGCATATCATCGATTGCTGCTGTAGAAATTGCAATTGCAAGATAATTAGTAATTCTATCAGCAAATCTACTGTATACTACTTGGTTCATTCTATAGAAATGATCATGGTCGTCAGATAGGTATGCTTTTCCATCATCCATTGCTTTATGTTTAGATGGTGTGACTGGAAACTTCACCATATTTGCAGCAACAGTTGATTGTTGCTCTGGCAAATCTCTCAGCATTTGACGATAAGTTCTCCAGTCCGCTTTCTCTTCATCTGTTAGTGGTACATCACCTAGTTGTGTCCAGTCACTATCCATGAGTAGGAAGTTTCTGATCATTACAACCTTAGTCCAGTTAAGAATAGCAGACTTAGCAAACTGACCTGCTAGTGATCTTTCTAGGTCATTCTCCTGTCCTACTCTATATTCTGTGTATTTTTCCATGAGACGATTACACAGATCATCCACTTCATCTGGAAATGGAGATAGATCAAACTGATAAGAACACCACTTATATGTACCAGTCCTCTGGTTGCGTGTGTACTTAGTCTTATTCATCTTTGTTCTGCCATCTTTGTACTTTACAAAGACTTCCAACTTATCCTTGTCAGAATCCCACAGAGGATACAAGATGGGAACGATGTTTGCTACCCAATATTCATCGTCAAATGTTTTGATAACACCGTCTACCTGAATGTTCTTATCAAATGCATTCAGGTACAATGCTGTTGTTGATGGTGATGCGATGTCCATGTTTATACTGTCTTATGAATCCATCCTGTCAAAATGTATTTATCGTGTGAGAATACAGTATTACCTCTATGTGTGTGGGTAAACGCTGCTGGCCATATTACAACTCTACCTTTCTTCGGTTGGACTCTCCTCTTTTGGTAAATAAACTCTGTCTCTGCTTCACCCTCAGGCATATCATTGAGATAAATTGTCCAAACTAATTCACGACTAGAAGCATGATATGCAGATGTCTCATAATGCCAGTCATGATATCCTCCACCTGGCGGTGTTTGCTGGAACTTGATGATATTTGTCATCATCTTAGTTGGTCTCAACGCAGCGTAATAATTACTATAACTAGCAACGCAGCATTTTACATATTCTCTAACTTCAGCAGATATACGACTCTCATGTTCATTAAACAAATACTGATAGTCGCTACGACCTAATTTGCCATGAGGAAATTGTGTAGATCCATTATCTACATTGATCCATCCATTGTTTTCTTTTGCCTCTAAGCACTTGTCAATAATATCATCGCATAATTGTCGAGGGAAAAAGTTATCCCAAACACCAATAAAGTCATCGAAATCACCCACCATCTTTTCTGGCGGAAAAATAAACTTGTCTGATATCATAATGCTTTGATCAAATACTTAACTCTAAAATACTTAGTAATCAGGGGAATGTCTGACTCTGGCACAACCTGTGCATTAGTAACAATAGGTGTGGATGATGACATTGTAAACGTTCCATCCGTAACTGTCAAGGTTGCATCTCGTGCAGTAACAGTACGTCTTACTTGACTGATACCTGTATCACTGTTGATAGGTAATCCAGCATCATCTAAGTTACCCTGTAAAGATGCTCCACCTGTAGAAACAAATTGCTCCACAATTTGTGGTGCATAGAAAAGTGTAATAGCTCCAAGACCATAGTGATCAGCATTTGCTGTAGCATTATCATTTGCACCATTCGGTCTATCTTGCGAGAGGATAAGAGTGACATTAGCATCTCTCATCGCAGATCCATCTGCAATGGGTAAATCAATTGTTTGCCACCCCGATTCTGGGTCGTTTGCAAGAAGAATCTGACTGAATAGAGTTGTATTTGTTGATGCTCCTTTTTGAAAATATAAATTTAGTGCCTCATCAGGTGACTCACCACCATTTGCACTATTACCTTTGATAACTGTAAATCTTATAGTATTGACACTACTCAAATCAAAAGTTCCTACTGATAATTGTCTATCACCACCAGAATCTGCCGCTGCTCCAGTAAAATTAATGTATTGTGTAATTTTATTATTTGCAAATGGAATGTTGGCAGAACTAAATCCAGAAGTAGTACCAGTTCCAAGTCCAAATGCTCGTTGTTTTAGTTGATCATCTGTAGATGACAACCACACATTTCCTGCTCTAGGAGCACCAGTTGGTGTTCCATTTTCAGTTCCTTCAAAATACACACCAGTTGGAGTTGTGAGTTCTCCTTCAATTACAGAACCTGCTTCTTGACCAGCATAACGAACAAATATACTACCACTTCCACCATCAGTTGCAGTTCCGCCACCAGATCCAGCATTTCCCAATGATATAGAAACAGGAACTACAAGATCTGTAATTTCAATAATAATTGCTCCACCTTGTCCTCCTCCACCACCAACAGGATCATAATTTAATGTATTGTAAGTGTATTCAATTTCTACATACCCATCAGTTGTTGGAAGAGAACCTTCAGTGCTGTAGGTCATGCCATCCTCGCCCCAGAAGTCAGTTCTGTATGCAGAAGTACCACGACGACCGCCAGTACCACCACCATTACCATTGTGTCCAGCACCTGCTTGACCGCCAACGCCACCATTATTTTGATTAGGGACACCAGCGCCACCACCACCGCCGCCGCCAGCGCCAGCAGTACAACTACCAGAGGATCCGTTACTACCATCAGCAAAGTCTATTGCACTACCAAGTTGTACAACACTTTCTGTTGCACTTCTGTTATTTCCGCCAGGATAGCATCCATCAGTAGTACCACCACCATTGTATCCACCACCTGCGCCACCGCCGCCGCCACCGCCGCCAGCACCAGCGATCAAAACACCATCAAGAAATAGTCCAGTACAACCGCCGCCACCGCCGCCTGATGAACCATTACCCCATGCACCAACTCCACTATTTCCTCCATATGTGCTACCACCACCAATACCACCTAGAGCAGGTCCCGCTTCACCACCAGTTCCAGTGTTACCATCTTTGTTATTAAATCCAGCATTACCTTTTTTACCAATCTCCCAAGTAACTGTACCGTCTAGTAATGCTAACGTACCTGTTAGCAATGCGCCACGACCACCGTATCCACCAACAGCACCAGATTTACCTGTTGTAGAAGTTGGCCAACCTGGCCAGCTGCCACCACATCCAGAGTTACCATTGGGGTTACCACTTCCACCTCCACCACCAGATACTCTAAAAGTGATAGTTCTACTAGTTTCTCCAGGAAATGGAGCAGGGATATCCCAACTACCATCGTCGGTATATTTTACTGGAGCGACATCAGTTGTAGATTCAAATGCTGTTGAAACACCATTACCACCCGCATTTACATCAGCATTTCCACTGGCACCACCGCCATATGAAAGTGCTGTTGATGATCCAGCGCCGCCGCCAGTTGCTCCATCAGCACCCTCAGTTACAGAAAATGTAAATCTAGGATCTAATGCTAATTCAGCAGGAATTGATAATGTTCCACCAGATCCACCTGTGCCACCACTATTTCCATCAACTGCTCCACCACCACCATTTGCAGTGATAGTGTATAAAGTTCCATCTACATCTAGTGTAACAGATGCCGTGCCACCAGCAGATCCATCATTATCACTATCAGAACCTCCTCCTCCAGGGGCTTTCAAGATAATTTGAATTCCAATAACTGTACCTAAATCTGGATCTGGAAGAGGAATAATTTTACTTTGTGCACTTGTTATAGTCTCACTAGACAGTGTGATGGCATTACCAGGAATCTCAAAGTCTGCTTGCTTACCACCAACTAATGTATCTCCATTGACAACATATACCCTAGGTGGTTGTGTAATTTCTTGTTCGACGAAATAACCACCAGCTAACTTTACATTAGCACCAGAGTTTAGAGTTGCAGTTTCCACTCCTGGTGTTTCATTTGTTCTTGGCAGCACGTTAAAATTAGCTGCTCCAAATCCAGTAGCTACTACCTCAAAAATTCCAGAAAATTGCGACGGTGTAGCACCAGTGACAACGATAGTATCACCAACAGAGAATCCATGATTACCATCAGTATTGATTGTGATAAATCCACTGTTAGAGTCATATGTTATTGTCAATAAAGGAATTGGATCTGCTTCAGAAATAGAATAATTATAAGAATCGTCTCTCTCACCAATGCCCTCAGTATTGCCATATGTTGCCATTGCTGGACTCTGCAATGTTGTACCAATGATACCATGAGAGTGCCCTAGTGCATCACCATTAGCTCCAACTGGTTCGAAGTTAGTGATATTTGCTCTACTATTGATATAGTTGACAGCAAATCTATCTACCTCAGCTGGTCCTAGTTCTGCAAGTTTAGTTTCATCAACTTCTACGGATAGAATTCTATGATTGTGTGCTGGTGGGAATGGAAATACGTAGTCATCAATTGGACCTACACTATATTTAACTTCACCAGTTACATATGCAGTTACATCAGCAATAATATCAGAATATCCTGTAGTTTTTACGTCACCAACATTAAAGAATTCGCCACTATCAACCAAGAAACCTTTTTGTATGTACCATCTACCACCAGTTTGTCCTACAAAGTTGTTGATGGCATTTTCTGGTGTTGCTGTACCAGCACCATTAACATTTCCAAATCCAAGAATTTTTCTTTGTCTATAATCTGGTAATTTGAAAGTACCAAGGTTATATGGATAATCACTAAGAGAAAAAGTCTTTGATACAGCAATATTTGGGTGAAGTGCTAAAGATGGAGAAACAAATGTCCACACATACTGATTTGATGGAAATGTGCTCAGATCAATATCAGATGGCAAAACAAGTTCATATGCAAATTCACCAGTCTCTGCATATGCGCTTACATCTTCAGTTGGTTGAATCAGTCGATAAAACGTATTAGTATTAAGAGCAGAAGAAGTTGTTGGGAATTGTCCCAACGTATTGAATCTTAGAACAGCACCGTAAGGATAAGGTCTTTGTATGTTTACCTTATCATTGGTAGCATCTTTGTAAAACTGAAAAAATAATTTATTGTTGATGATATACGATCTTCTCAGTCCACCAGGAACGGTTGGTTGCGTGACAGTTACACCTGTTGCACCACCATATCTATTTCTGATAATAGAAAATAGAGCTGGATAATCTCTGATTAGAAGTTCTTTGCCATCACAGTACAAGTGATCTTTATATGTGTACTCAGGATCTTCTCCATCTGTCTGTTGATCAGTACCAACAAACACAGGAAGAATAGTTCCAACTGGAGTGTGATTTCCACCCTTGTCAGAATAGTAATTATCGTATGTATTCCTGTACGTTGCCATCTGTTTAGTACTTAATCAAAAACTCTTGAACTAAGAATGGTTGAATATAACCATCTGCTTTGTTTTCTTCATTGATATCTATCTGAATAGTAGATACAATTTCTGTTGCTGGAATATTTACAGCATTAGTTTTTACCTGAAATGTGTGATTTTGTTGTTCAAATGGAACAAAGTGTTTATGATTGCATTCATTACCATACTCAGTGACATCACTAATCACATTATTTAATGCACCAAAAGTTGGCACGTTTGCCACAGAATCAAAAGGAACTTGGGTTGATTGAGAAACTGTCGATGGTGTATAGTTTGCAGGAACTGGTTGAATTCTTGCATTTGCACTTGGAGGAGAACAAATTGCCGCTCCAATAGGACATGGAGAAGGAGTTTTACATCCCATAGTACCAGTGTAACGTATGTTGCCACAATCATATGAATCCTCTTCCCAGATAGGAAATCCAGGTTGACCTCCACCAGTAGCACAACCAAATGTTCCCTGACCAGGAATGTTTCCAGGAATCAAACATTTATATTGAGCATCAAAATTACATCCAGACCAACATGCACCATAGTATTCTAGAGTATCTGGAGGAAAGAATGTACAATTGTAAGATTCAATTCTCTCCTGATAACTAGTAGCATATGCCGAGGCAGCTGCTTGACATAGAGGTTGTGCAGTATTATTTGCCCATGGCATTATACACAACGAAGATTTGGAAGTATACGAATTTCTACCAAAAAGAGCAAATTCATTGCTGTTAGAAGCAGCAACTCTAGATCTTTTACCGTCATGAAAGTGTGCATGAGGTTGAAATGCTGTGTGCAACACTTCAGACTCCTCTGTGTAATTACCAGTCGCTCTTGTAAATCCAGGTTCACCAGTAATTTCAAGAGTTTGTGATGGAATAAAGAAGTTGCCTTGATACTGAACTTCAAATGTTGTACCAATATTGGTTGTAACTTCTAATCCAATACCAGATTTTGTAATTGTCTGCCCCGAATCATTTTCCAAATATGTATCAACATAGTCACCCAAGTTTGCAGAGTTAGATGTTCTAATGCTTTTTGCACCTAAATCAGGAACTTGAAACTGATTATCTAATAAATCAGTATCAGGTTTTTTGTATCTACAGCTAACACCAACACCAAGAACTTCTGCCAATTCTGGAAACACTTCTGCTTGATAAACAGAACCATCACATCTCAAATATCCTGCTGGCAAATCTCTCAAAGTATTAAGATCTTCTGGATCAGATGATCCCAACTGACTAGACCAATTGATAATAGATCCAGTCAACGTCCCCAACTTTGATTTTTCTCTACTATAAAATACTGCCATATTAGTATGCTCTGATAATATACAGTACGGTTAGTGATGGTGTATTTGGGTTGACCTGTACGCTCAATCCCCTGTCAACATTGATGGGTTCAACATTTCCAGTTGTCATATTATTTATCAGGATAGTTCCAGGTAAATCCATTTGACCTCTTGACATTGTTAGGTCAACAGTAAAGTGATTATGAGATCCCATCGAGTTTGATGTAAATGCATCAGCACCATGGTTCAATGTAGTAGGATATGTAGCATCTCTACCAGCACCAATAGCACCATAATAATCTTCCTCATCTGTAGTTACACCACTACCTCCATCTTGAGGTCCAGGGAATACACTTTCGGTTCTGAAAAGTGTTTCGGTTGAAATTTCTGGAGTAAATGGTGCAAAGTTTGATAGTGGGAAACCTAGAGTTTCTACAGCAGCATATCCTTCACCTTCTTGATTGATAGAATTGATTTTGTATCTAGTATTGATAGGCTCACCACCATTGATCTCAATAGTATCCAATCTAATTGGATCGGGATCAAATGATGTAGTGCCAAGACCAGCATTGATTCTTCTTGGTGTGTTGAATTCGAAGTTCAATGTATCACCCGCACTATATCCAGTGCCAGGATTAATAACCTCAACGACTTTGAATCTGGTGTTACTTGGATATTGAGTACCACCTTCCACTTGGCCAATTTTTAGAGCACCAAAAGTTGTTTGACCAGCATTGGAGAATTCAGTAAGTGGCAATCCCAAATTTGTTCTTCTTTGTGTATTAAATTTAAATTTGAGTTCTGTTCCTGGGGTAAAACCTGTTCCATTGTTTACAATTTCCTCAACTTTCCACCTTGAATTTGGTGGAAAAGGAGGGTTGTCACCTTCTCCCCGAGCAGGTTGAATTCTAATTCTTATTTCCGCACCTTCACCATTTCCATCTTCTGCTATTAGTGTGCCATCAGAAGATTTGCAAACAACCACTTCATCATCATTAAAATTATTCCAGAATTGTTCACTCGATCCATCAGCAGCGTAGAACCAACCATCGGCATCAAAGTTCCAATTTTGTATACCATAATAATCATCAGGTCCAGGTCCATTTTCCCAGTTGGGATCATCTTCAACGGCACCAATTCGATTATGATAACCAGTAAAAGTTCCAACATCAATTCCACCCCCAGCTACAAATGGTTGTGGCCATGCCTCACATGTAATCTTGAGAACCATGCCAGTCCCCGTTCCACCCGTCATCTCAAACTCGTCTGTAATGGAGTCGTCTCCATCAGTCCATAATTCTAAACTTCCACCATCATTATTATATCCATATCTATTGAGTGATGCAGCATAATATCCACTAGAAGTAACAGCTGTGTTCGGATTATTTCCTTGAGGTGAAGATGGATCTTCATATAATTCAAAATCACCAGCAAATGTGGAAATACCACCTGTCGCAAGATTTGGATCTGGCCATGGTTCGAATGTAGCATTAACAATCAATCCTTCACCAGATCCACCTGTCATTGCAAAGTTACCGACGACAACATCGTCCATGTCGTCCCATCCCATAGATCCAGATAGATAAGACCACTCACCAAGTGCTTTAGTATAATAATTTGCACTCACTGTAAGATCTTCATAGAGTTGGAATGTATCAACAGCACCTGCAGGAGGAACAAAAGTAACACCCGCACCCAATCTATTCGCAGGAACTTGATCTGATATGTAGTAGTTTCTCTGTCCTAAGTAAAGTCCTGGTGGTGGGAAAGGAGCAGTGACTGCTGGTTGCTGAACATTTACAATACAACTATTATCATCTTGATATTCAACTGTATTACCATACTGAGAAACATTTCTACTTCCTGTTGGTATAATAGGAATTACATCAGAATCATCAGAAAAATTTCTGAATGTTGATAGTGTTGGCAAAGAATTTGCTGTAGAATCATATGCTGTCCAAGTTACAGTTCCAGGATTGAATCTATCTGCCTGTGCTTCAGCTGAATTCAATCCAATATCACCACCAGTGGTGAATTCACTATCTTGAATATCAAAGTTACCCGCCTCAAATAATCCAAGATATCCACCACCAAGTTCTACTGATGGATAAAATCCATCTTCAGGTCTAGAGTGAGAGTGAGACGCTGTATGCTCAACACCCAACTTTCTAGGAATAATTCTTAGAGTATCAAAGTATGATGGTTCCTCAAAGTCAATACCTTTGATCTTTCCTGCTAGTTCAGAACTAACATCTACAGAAAAATTAATATCAATATACGACAAGACATTTGTCAATGGTTGCTGAGTAGATTCAGCACCATTCAGAGATGTATATTGCCCAATGACAAAAAGATCCTGAGGTTCAATTAGACTTGTCTCTAAATCAATCAGAGACTGTCCACTGAGGTTAGGCAAATTGAATACATCATCTTCATCATAGTTTGGATAGTTATTACTAATACCAACAAATGGTTGCCCTGGTTCTACAGTAGGACCATACAAATTACCCAAAGTCTGCGCTAACAGTGGATAATCTACTGCTCTTAGTTGCTGCCCTCGCATCACAATCCAACCTTTTGGAATTGCATCTGGAGCAAGATCAGATGTGCTAGAGCTGCCAGTCCACGGCATGATTGTGCCGATGGGACTGGCTTTTTGTGCTTTGATTCTGTTATAACTTGCCATCTTTTTTTATCAGACCTCCATTAGCCACCAACCCTGTACACTGGTTGGAATTCCGATTTGATTATTACTATCACTAGAACCAAGATAGATCAGAGCAAACGCGGCATTTGCTGTTTGGACAACTAGTTCACCAGATGGATATGGAGTAATTCTATCTCCAAATAGTGTACCGTTAGAATCTCCCTGAATTGGAGTTCCGCTTGCTTCTGGGGTTCTGATGACTAAAGTGGTATCATACTTGAGATTACCACCAACGTCAATTAGTCTAACAACATCACCAGTTTGTGCGCTAGATGGTAGAGTTACAATCAAAGTTTGTGTTGGTTGTACATTAACCATGTAGACAATATTTGCGGTCAAAGTTAGATCCGCTTCAGGTGATGCAGCAGAGATGTATCTAGTATGCCTCGCACCATTACTGGTGTAGAAGTTAGTAACACCAAATGCATCAATTGATCTATCTTGCTTGACAGTAAGCGTGTCAGCACCATTAGTTCCAAGATTTTGTACAGAAAGTACAGCGTCAGTTCCAGGAGTAGGAGACGCTTCACCTGTAATAGTTAGGGAAGTTCTAATTGTGCCATTTCCAAGGTTATCAATAGAGAACGATGGAGCACAATCTAGAGATTGAATAACGTTTTCTGGGCATGATGCTGGATATAAGAAGAAGTCACCTCTAGCAACAACACCAGCGTCCCAATTAAGTAGACCTTGGTGATCGGCATGTCCGTCATCGTTAGTAAACTTGAATAGTTCTGTCTGTCTGACGGAATCGTAGATAACAAAGTCGCCACCACCAAGTGTTAGATTGTTGGTAACATGCAAACTACCGTCTCTGTAAGACTTAGCACCATCAGAAATTTGCTCATCCATTACATTGGTATGAGTCTTACCAAACAGTCTGCCATTTACGATAGTTAGAACTTCTTCACCATTAGACTTATTGCTAAATCTCAACCACTGTTTGTAGTCTAGTTTCTGCTGTGAAATGTATCCTTTTTCAAGAATTACAGATAGGTAATCCGTAGGAGAACCACCAACTAATCTCTGTCTGATTTGAGCATCAGTGACTCTTGACCAATTTTCATGCTTGATTACTCTTCTTACAGAATCACCAATATTATGAGACATTTCAACCGTGCCGTCTTGGGCACGTGTTGCGACAAGAGTAGGAATGTCACTATCAGGAGCAATAACCTCAATGACTTCAAGCAATTCGAGTTGACCAGCACCAGTGAAAGATTCAACAGGACCAACAGCAATTAGATCTCCAACTTCAAATCTTCCAGATCCTGTACCAACAGACTGTACAGGAATTTGTAGTTTAGTTGGATCACTACCAGTCGCAGTTGCTGCTCTAATAGTAGTAGCAGGACCACCTTCGTTAGTAGTTTGAGGATCAATGTAATAACCATAAGCAACTACATCAGATAGATCATATGTACTCAACTGAGCAGCGAGTTGAGCGGTTGTAGTAATAGAGTTGTTTGAAGACCATGCATATCCAATATCAAATCTACCTACATATGTTCCAATTTCAGTGGATCCAGAGCAAGTGTCTACTTCGAAAGTAGTATTGACACCACCATCATTTATTGTAAATAGTTCATTGCGATTAATGACAATACTTACGTTTGTAGCAGAAGATCCACCAACGAATGGTGTATCCAGATAGATAACACCGCCAAAGATAAAGTCAACCTTAGTGTCTTGTAGAACTTTGACTGGGCAAGAATCTGTAATGATCTTGACAGCATCTCCTACCTTGATATCTGCAAGTGTCTTGTTAGAAGTATCAATGGTAATGTTACTGATAGTCTTAGATCTAGCTTCAATATCTCCTCTGAGTTGAACAGAACCAAGAGTTCCACAACCACCATCAATTTCTAGACTGGAGTTGATAGTAAGGATCGATCCAGGAATGTTTGGATTACCAATCGTAACTTCACCAGTTACAGAATCAACAACGAATACATCCTCATCAGGATCACTGCAGTTAGAAACTCTAAACTTCTGAACCTGCTGCTCTAGTGGAGCAACGACCTTGATATATTCTGGGGTCTTAGGAGAGTCATCTCTATCAACAATAATATAATCGTTGTTAGTAAGTGCTCCACCAAACTCAGCGAGATATACATTATCATTAGGTCCATTACCATCTAGTGCTTGCTCGGTCCATGTAGCATCAAACTGTACATTAACCTTGTAGATAGGAGTTGTATCAGCGTGATTTTCTAGAACACCACCAAATGCACCAAACGGACGACGCTTGACCTTGACATAGTAAGGAGCGGCATTGATTCTGGTCAGTTCTACAATCTGTAGAATCTCTGGATGACTGGTTGCAGCAGAACCAGTTCCAACAACTCCACTATCAACAATAATATAATCGTTGGTTCCAAAGTATGGATCACCATTTGCTTTGACTGGTTGATTCTTGAGTGGTAGATAGAACTGATCAGACTCAGTAATTTCTGCAAGATCAGTTGGTTCAATCACACCGCCAATGTTGACTGATTGCTGATAAGCAGCACCACCCCACTGACCAGAACCAGCGGTGTCAACTTGGTTATATCCTTCATCGCTAGGATTCTTGACAAGAACATTCAAGATGTCAATGTTCTTATTGAAGAGAGTCTCACTCAGGATTCCATCTTCGTGTGCGCTTGCATCTGTTCCTAGTTGTGCTCTGCCACCATCAAATGCGAAGGAAGCAACACCACCACAGATGTGTACATCACCATTGAACTTAGCAGAAGCAATAACCTCTAGTTGGTTATTGATAGTAGTCTTACCACCTTGACCTGCAATGTTGATCTCAGATGCATTTAGAGCAAAGTTGAGAGTCGAAGGACCACCAGAGTTGGAGAAGAAGTCAACCTGGGATGCTTGGGACTTGAGTTCAACAGTCTGACCAATTCCTCTACGGAATCCAAGCCACATATCACCATCAACTCTAAAGTTTCTGGTCTTGATCTTGGTGTAAGATAGATCTTCGTTGGTGTTGAGATATGCACCACCAATTTCTACCTTAGAAATACCAGCACCTGCGCTGTCGGGTGTTACACCCAACCAGATATTGCTGTGTTCAGATGCTCTACCGATATTAATGAATTGATCATCGGTGGTATCATTCAGCATATTCAGGGTGGTAACCTGACTACCGAAGTTGACTGTTCCAGTGAAGGTGCCATCATCGATAAGGTTGAATGTACCAGTTGTTTGAGAAGTTCTGATCTCAGCAACGGATGCATCACCATTGACTTCAATGTCACGCTCGAATCTTGCATCTTCAGAGAATCTGGAGTCACCCTTGACGACCAGTGCTCTGTCTAGTTCGGCATCAGTTGCGTTGATACCAACTTTACCCTCATTGTTACCTCTACCAGACTCAGTGATTACTGCAGTCTCAGTAGAAACACGGAGAGTTGCATAATCAGCAACAGCAGAACTGTCGCCACCAACCAGCAGTGCATCTGGGATTCTGTTCTTATCACGATCTGCGAAGTTGGTGTGGGAGAGATAATCAGGAGTCTTACGACCGCTGATGTATGCATTACCAACAACGTCTAGGTTTGCACGAGGATCGGTGTTGAGGTTCTCAACAAATGCATTTCTGTATGCATCGTGAGTAGATCTTGCAATAGTGTTGACACCCAGTTTATAATCACCAATGGTCTCGGTCTCAGTTCTGAGTGCTTCACCACCAATAACACCAACTTCCTTGAAGTTAGAGTTAGAGAACTCGATGGTAGGAGCGTCAGCACCTTGTGCAGTTCCTGCAATGATGTCTTCCCATGCCTGAGTATCCTGAGGAATCTGATCGATTACTTGGAAATGGCAGTAGTTATTAGCAGGATCAAATGGATCACCAGGCTTGGAAGCATATACTGTCCAAGTTAGGTTCAGTCTAGGATCATAGTAGAAGTTGCTGACTCTAATCTGAGAGGTAGAAGTAATACCAATATCAGCATTAGATAGTGCAACACCACTAGTGAAGTCTCTGAACTCAAGTTTAACAACATTGCTACCGTCGAAGACGATATTGTCAATGCTGTTATTTGCAATCTGCTGGAAGTAGTTTGCAAGGATCCATGCAATGGAACCATTCTTACCAACCTCCTCGCCCTTGAACAGAACATCACCAGGAGCAGGTAGTACACCACCGTAGGTGATATATTGAGATGATGCGATTCTTGTTCCACCAGCAGAAATTAGTGGAGACTGGTTAGGAGTTGCATTAGATGCTACACCAGCAACGGTGTGCGTCTGGAACATGTAACTCTGACCATTTCCTCTAGCATTGAACTGGAAGATAGCAGATCTGATGCTGTTCTTGCTGAGTCTGATGTCACCCTCAGTTGGTGGTGCCCATGCAGTTCTGTCTAGACCCTCGTCTTGCTGCAACTGAGTTACAGGATCGACAGAAGATACGTTAGAACGGATGATTAGAGCATCACGCTGTTGAGTAAAGTCATCATCCTGAACAGAGATAGTTACAGGAGACTCGAAGTTGTTGACTAGTTGTCCATCACCACCAACAACCGTGATATTCTGGTTGAAGGTTACAGGTGTATCGAAAGTGGTAACGAGACCGCCTACGGTATCATCCTCATCTCCATCATCTGCAAGAACTGCAGCATCGATGAATGTCTCTTCACCAGTAATAGCATTAATTCTTCTGTTACCGATATAGAGATCACCCTGAGAGTTGATACCCGTGTAGAAGACGATACCAGCGTCTTGTTTCTTACTTTGGGCATAGAAGTCCTCTTCAGGAGTTAGGACGACTTCCTGACGCGCTGGGAGACCTGTGGAGTAGTTACCAGGACCGAAACCAAGGTATTCAAACGTGTGGTTACCAGCACGAGCGATAGATGGTCTACGGAGTTCAACATAGTAACGCTGATCAACAACAACTGTGCTGTCACCAGCGATAGGAATCAAGCGATCCTCAGAACCAGCGGTGGCGTTACCTCTTTGTGCTCTGATTTGATTGCTACCTGCTTCATAGGAATTCTCGATGAATGCACTCTGCTTGAGTAGATCATCAATACCTTCTCTTGTTACAGAGTTCTTGAAGTCGTTGACGGTAACTAGACCGTGAACGTAGTTGTCTGCAGCAGAGAATGCAGAAGGTGGATCGATTAGACCTGCGTAGTAGTTCTTCTCTTCATTAGATGTACCATTGTTTTGGAACCAGAGAGGATCGTTCTTATAGTTGAGAGGATAGAGTTTACTGACTGGCTGAGAGAACTTAAATCTACGGAAGTTATTGCTGACTCCAGCACCTGTTGGGAATGGAGAAACGTTACCACGTAGGCAAGTTAGATAGTAGATACCATCTTGCTGACCAGCGATACGTCTCTGTAGGGTTTCATAACCGAAGATGTAGAATGTATCTTCGATAATGCCTGCATCTTTGACGCTATCAACATAGTATTCAACACCAGCACTATCAGTGATTCTATCACCAGGGGTGATGGTATAAACGTTAGCGCCGTTTTGCTTGTAATAATACTCTGGGAAATTTTTTCTGATATGAGTCTTCAGAGGTAGCGATTTGCCCATGTCCTGATCCTCAAGCATGTCAGCAAAGACTTCAATGCTGCCTTGTGTTTGCTTGAATGTAGTGGTGGCAAACTCACTGTACTCTAGAGTGCCATTACGGATACCCTTGATGATGAGATAATGCTCACCATTGACAGTGTAGTATGCATGGATATTGCAGTTACCAGAAGTATTGCCTTCAAATCTAGCATAGTTAGTGTCACCTGCTTGATTATCTGCTTTATCAGTTACGAATGCACCACCCTGAGGAGCAGTAATCTTAACTGTGGTGAGAACTTCGTTTCTTAGTCCAGGGAAGTTTCTGGTATCGATAGCATGGTCAAAGACCGTGAGTTCTAGATACTCAATTGTCTCATCGATAGCATCTGGGATGTAACGAGCAGACTGAATAGTTGCCTGAACACCAGATGCAAACTTAGCAAACTCACGATACTCAACACCAACTTCTTTTCTGAATGGATCATAGAGAGAATCTTGATCAAATCCTGCAAGTTGTGATGCAGTTTGACCGATAAATTCACCTGGGTTCTGCTTGTTCTCAAAGCGAGCACCATATACTGTGCCAGTTACAGGCTTCAGTACAATCTTCTGAGGTACAAGTTTACGGGTGTCGTCAGTTCTTGTCTTGAGAACAAATCCATTGATAGGATCTCTTGCATTCTCTAGGTAAGAAGGAATGACATAACGTAGTTTGTATGTTCTATCATCCTTGTCTCTATCATCCTCCAGACGCTCGTACCACATGTCTGTGGATCTCTGTCTATCAGAGTAATCAGACTGACTGATTCTCCAGAAGATGTTATCATTGAGGACAGACTGTGGTTGAGCAGAATCATCTCTACAGTTGATGTACCACTTACCAGTAGAAGTAGATCCATCAGTAAATGCTGGGTCAAACTTCATTGGTGTTCTACGCTTGTTAGCGAAGACATCAAATGTTACACCACTTTGTCCAGCAGCAAACGAGATTGGATTTACATTTGCTCTTGCATCTGCTGGAGTCTTGTGAATCGAAATGATCTTAGGAGACTGATAGCGAACGTAGAATTCAACATTTGGATTGATTCTACCGAAGTTACCATCAAGAGGATCAGTTACAGCGACCAGTGGATCATTAATGTAACTCTGGGAGATGAGTGGCAAGTTACCACCTTCTGCTGCTCTGATGAATACCTTCTGAGGTGTTACACCATCGACAGGAATATCAAAGACGTGTGCTACTTCTGTTCTGATTCTATCAGAAGACTCAAGAGAAGATGTGTATGCATGTAGATCATAGGACTCATCTAGAATAAACTGATAGATGTCAATCTCAACATCTCTGTCGATGCTATCAGTCTCAGAAGCATAGATGTATGTACCTGCTGCTGCATTCTCAGGAGAAGTTGCGAGCATCAGTGTTGTAGTTGCTTCACTATTCCAGAAGGAAGTGCCCGCATAGTTTTCAGGAGCAGTGAATCTACCAGGAGCGATTACATAGTAGGTTCTGTTTGTCTCGAAACCATTAGGTAGTCTGACGAGACGCTTGTCAACATCAACATACTTACCTGTAACTGGATCAAAACGTGGACGTGGAACCAGTCTGACAGGTGTACCTGTCTCCCAGTTGTGTGGGTTAGATGCACCACCACCAGTATCAATGGTGAATACAGTTGCTCTCTTAGAAAGAACAGTTGTGTCTACAGTCTGCTCTTGTCTAACAACTGTGCCAAGACCACTATTAATAATGGTAGTAATGACACCAATCAGTTGAGCAATTGCATTTGCAGTTCCCTCACACTCCCTGTAATTCTGAGATGTTAGACTATCAGCGATAACATCTGGGAAGACTTCTACACCACCCTGAGTCCATCCAGATTCAGGTCCAACCAAGACAGTGTTTACATCAGTGTCTGCCCATGCACCTTTCTCTAGTCTGAAGTGTAGGTTGATGTTACCATTGTTGGTCTGAACAGCATTTACTGGGCTACCATCTTCTAGTCTAGAACCAATGGTTCCCAATCTAATTTGAGTACCATTTATAATCTCTCTAACATAGGCTCCTGCAGGAATAGTAGAAGTGACTTGAGTAATTGTACCACTATCAGAGAAGTTAAGTAGACCTTGGAGAGATGGTTGCTCTGCCGACCAATCATAAGATGCTGCATCATACTCAGCAACAGACATACCAATTACAATACCACGAGTGTCACCAACATCTACGATGTCAGAACCAGCAGTAGTAGAGCAATTATATGCAAGGAAGTCGAAGTTTCTCATGGCAGCAGTTGCCAACTGTCCGACGTAATCCCATGCATCTAGGGTCTCAGTCTTCTCACCATCAATGTAAGTGAGGTTGTTACCAACATAGTATGCTTCACCTGCTTGGATGCTGTTGATGTTACCACCAAGTCTCAAGTCATTGACAACAGCGTCAACGATGTAGGAAACGTCACGGAAGCACTTCGATGCTTCATTATTGATTGTGAAGTCGCCTTTGTTGAGTACAGGTAGACCAGCAAGAGAACCTGTACCGATTGCATCGGTAAGGATATCAAATAGGTTCTCAATGGTGGAACGAACGTTAGCACAATCCCAGAGACCATTGGATAGTGGTGGGAGATCGTCTAGATTTCCAGCGAGAAGTGCGTCACAAAGGATACCAGTTAGAGTGTCGATTGTTGCTAGAACATCCGAGCAGTTACCTACTGTATATACAGAAGGTTGATATGCTCTTGCAGCACGAGGATATGCGTGCTCAGTCTTATAGTTATCCTTACCACACTTGAAGGCAATAGATTCAGTCTTCACCTTGACCTTAGTGCCAACAGGTAGACTGTGAGCACCAATAGTGAGTACAACATCACCAGATGCAGGATCATAAGTTGCAGCAGTTACATCCCATTCAACTAGAGGAGATGCACCAACATTAATTGTAATGCTGTAGTCAGTTACAGCAGTTGGATTGACATTCTGTCCGACGATAGAATCAGATCCAGGACGTGGATATACATGGTCGGCAGTGAAGTCGTCCATGTCACACTTGAATGTGAAGGAGTTGTCGTCAAGAGATAGTTGATCGCTGGTAGTTACACCGTGTGCTGCACCGAAGTACATCACAAAGTCACCAGTTACTGCATTGTAAGTTGCGTTGGTTGGAGTTAGTTGAGGACCATTAACAACGTTGACTGCACCAGCAGCAGCACTTACAAATCTGTGTAGATAGTTACCACCAGATACTACTGCACCAGCAGTTGCTCTGGAGAATGTATGTGGATAGAGGTGAGTAGAGGTTCCTACATTGATAGTGATTGTTTCTGCAGTAGCAGCAGTGATGTTGACTGCGGTATCATATGCAGGATCCGCAGTAGCACCAGTTGTTCTCTCTGCAGTTAGCGTACCAACGCCACCATCATTTCCAATTGCCTGAATGATGATACCAAGTAGAGTATCAACAGCACCTGCAGCAGAACCACAAGTAGGTAGCAGTTCATCAATATCCCAGTCATCAACAATCGTAAGATCCTTAGTCTGGGTTAGAGTGTTGCCAGCAGAAACAGTTACGGTCTCGTTTCTTAGAACTTGGATTGCAATGTTCTTGACTTCAGTGAAGACCTTAGCAGCTTCATCACGCTCAGCATCGATGAATGTTTCTACTGCATCACCATTGAAGATGTTAGTAACATAAACCTTAGCAGCATCATATGTCTTAGAGTTACCACCAAACTTAACATCCCACATTACCTCTTCTAGAACGTCATAAACGTCGTCTAGGCAATCCTGCTTGGTGTTACCAGCAGAAGGAGTGTAGAGTGGATATGCAGAGAGCATACGCTGATATGCTTCTTCAGCAATAAACTCTTTATTGTCAAGAACAAGATTATATGCATCAGCATGAATGTCTGATACAAATGGAGGATCTCCAACCTGATCAAGAGTAATGGTTAGATCTCTATCATAGTATTGGTTGTTTACTGCACGGTTCATTAGATCTGCAGCACGCTTGAATGCGGTGATAGCAGGTCCAACTTCATTGTCTACACCGTTAGAGATGAGAGCATTCTGTGCGAAGTATTCTTTAGTTGCTGCGATAGTGTACTCGTTACCACCAAACCAGAGATCCTGTGCGATAGCATCAACAACGTGACCAATGTCTCTACGGCACTTGCTTTCGCCAGTCTTGAAGGAACCTTCATTGTCTGGTTGGTTCCAGATTCCACCATTAATGTTACCAGCAGCAATTGCATCGGTAACCAAATCTCCCAGTGTTTGAATTGCGCTCTGAACATCAGAACATGCTGCAGCATCTTGTCTATCGACATTACCACCAGCACCACCATACTCGGAAGCACCTTCAGTTACAGTCAGATCCTTGTAGTATAAAGCATTGTATACTGCCTTTCTCATCTCCGAGATAGCAGCAGAGAATGCAGTGATGCTCTCTGCTTCTTCACCTACAAGACCATTGCTTAGTGGTGTAGTAGCATTGGTGAAGTATTGTCTAGTGAATTCCTTGGTGTGCCTGTTACCAGCACAATACATGTCAACAGAGACAGCATCGATAAAGTAACCAATGTCTCTACGGCACTTAGTTTCACCAGGACCAGCAGATCCCTTATTGATCTCAAGTGGCATACTGTTGAGGTTACCAACAGTGAATACATCCTGAACAATAGTGTTGAGAGTATCAATCGCAGACTGAACGTCAGAACATAGTGCAGTCTGAGCATCAATCAATTGGTTTGCAGTGTTACCAGCAAATGTAACTGCATCAGTTGCAGCACTTACAAATGTATGTTGACTGGTGTTTGTACCACCATCACCAACATTAACAGTGATTGTATCAGTGGTAGCAGCAGTAATTTCTAGGTACTGACCCGCAGCGGGGTCAGTATTTCTTGGATATGTGTGCTGAGTAGCATCACCATCCAGATCACAAGTAAAGGTTAGCGAGTCAGTAGCAATGGTGATATAGTCGCCAACAGACAGACCATGATTAGCAATGCTAAGAACCGTAGCACCAGTGTTTGGATCATAAGTTGCACCATGTGGAGTGAAACTCTTAGTTACCTGACCATATGCAGATCCAGGTGCATTGTCTGCAGTGATGGTTAGATCTTTTTCATATAGTTGATTGCTTACTGCCTTCTTCATCATCTCAGCAGCTTTAGCAAATGCAGTTCTGCTCTCTGTAGTCTCACCTACAAGACCATTAGCAATTTGTGTGGTTGCATTAGTGAAGTATTCTGCACAGAACTTCCAAGTGTACTCGTTACCATTAATGAATAGGTCAAGTGCAACTGCATCGACAAAGTAACCAATGTCTCTACGACACTTACTTTCACCTACTCCAGAGATATAAGAAGATTCTGCTGGTAGAGAATTCAAGTTGCCATTACTAATAGGTGTGGTGATGATGTCAACCAGAGTAGTAATTGTGGACTGAACATCAGTACATGCAGCAGAATTAGTGTTGGGAATAATTGTAGTTCCTACACCATACTCAGCTGTTCCAGCAGTAACAGTTCCATCAACAATGCTGAGTTGGTTAGCAACCGCAGCACGCATGAGATCACGTGCTTGGTTGAATGCTTCAACACTTTCAGTTGTCTCACCCTGTAGACCACCAGAGATCCAGTTCTGTCCAGTAGCATCAAAGTATTCAGAGATAAACTTACGGGAATACTTGTTACCACCAACCATAAGGTCAAGCGATACAGCATCGATCAAGAATCCCATATCACGCTTACACTTATCACCAAAGGTGTTACCACCATTGCCATCATAGTTTGGATACAATGCAAGCATATTTGCATAACCAGTATCAATGATTTCCTGGCGGTTTGCTTGAATTAAGTAGTATGCATCTGCAAATCTAGAACGCTCGTCAGTCTGAGAGTCAAGAGGGAAGTAGAAATCACGATGATCGTATGCAATCTGTGCTAGTGCAGTATCAACGATCTGATCTTTGTTCTGCTGAATGAGACGATATGCATCAGCATATCTAGAAGTACCATCAGTCTGCTGATCACCAGGGATATAGAAATCGGGGTGATTGAGTGCAATAGAAGCAAGTGCCTTGTCTCCAATCTCCTTGCTATTACGGCGGATCAGACGGAATGCATCAGCAAGTCTGGACTGATCATCAGTTTGGGAGTCGCCAGGAATGTAGAAGTCAGGATGATATACACTGATCTCTGCCAGTGCTGCGTCGAGAATGAAATCTCTATTGGCGACAATTCTGTTACGTGCATCCTTGTTTCTGCCAGCAGGATCTTGCTTCTGAGAAACATCAATGGTTACGCCATTGGTTGTTAGTCCTGCTTCTTCTGCTGCAGAACCAGTGTAACCAGCATTAATACCATATGTTGTTAGTTCGCTGTTAGCATCAGGATCATATAGATCTGCTTGTACAGTCAACAGGTTAGCAATTGCTTTCTTGCAAAGATCTCTTGCTCTATTGAATGCAAAGATTGCAGGATCTTCTTCACCAACCAAACCATTGCTGATTGGATTACCAGCACCATCAAAATATCTTCTGGTTGCCTCAATAATATTAGCGTTACCACCATCTCTGAGGTCTTCTGCAACTGCATCGACAATTAGACCGATGTCACGCTTACACTTATCACCAAAGGTGTTGCCATTATTACCATCATAGTTGGGGAAAGTCTGAAGCATTGATGCATATGCTGCATCAACAATCTCTTGGCGGTTAGCAACGATTAGGTTACGTGCGTCGAAGTAACGGTTACCAGCAGGATTTAGACCAGGATTGACATAAGAAATGTTCTGAAGTCTAGGATACTTCTCTAGAATATAACCGAAGACTTCCTCTTGCATGAAGCGACGGTTAGACTCAATGAGGTTAGCAGCATCAGCATAGACACTGTTAATTACACCACCAGATGGGTTGAGGATAGAACCCTTTGCAACATACTTGACGAAACCAGTTGGTTCTAGGGATGCTTCAAACAGATTGTCCGTTCCAGGTGCTGGATCCAGTTTGACATATAGTTTATCATCAGACTTAGCACCAATTCTGTAACCATCAATGGTAGCAGCAGGTCTAGTTCTAGGATCAGAGATCTCATCACTACCTAGGAATAGTTTGGTATAGTTACCACTAGTCTGTAGAGTACCTTGAATATCAATGGTGTAGTAGGCAATCTTCTTAGTGTTTGCCTGTGTATCTTCTACCTTTCTAGGTGGAATGATGTGAGTAATGTAACCACCCTTATCTTGGTTGAAGGAGAATCCTTTGAAACCAATAGCGTGTAGTGAGGTATTACCGAAGTTTGAGTTAGAGTTGGTGATCGACATGTCACCACCCGACTCCATCAGGAAGTGATCAGCGAAACCAACCGCGAAGATCGAAACGTTCTGGATGAATGCGTCTTCAGATGCACGGACGTGGAAGTTTCTCCACTCATCCTTCCAGTAGGAATCACCCTTGGTGTGGTAAGGAACTGTTGCAAATGCGTCAGTTAGTGATGCTTGGTTCCAAGTATTGGTGTACTCATCGTAACGAATGAATGCTCTATCGTCTTTCTGGAGCGAAACACCCGTGTATTGCGCGATAACCATGGATTTGAATCCAGTGGCTTTCAGACCGTTTGCCCAGATTCCGCAAATACCCCATGTGGAGCGGATAGATACGTTGAAAACGTAAGGAGATGCGGACTCAACCGAGTCAACTTCCGCGAGAGTTTGCGCGTTCTGACCTAGTGCTGGAGTAGTATCTACACTAAGAACTTTCTCTGAGGTGATGTTAGTTCCGATTGCCGTAGCAACAAATGGTACTTCATAAGTAAACTTACGAGCATCATTCTGATCGATCTCCTTAATCTGGAAGATACCCTCCAGTACATCATCAATCTCAGTGTTAGCGATAGCAACAAACTGACCTTGGAAGTATCCATGGTCTACCTTGGTTGTTACTTCAATCTCAGAAGTAGAAGCAGGGATGCTAGAGTCAGTTGTGTTATCGGTAATCTTCAGACTCTCAATAACTCTAGAGTCAGATAGAGGACCAACAATTCTGTTCTCTTGGACTCTCAGATCAAATTCGCCTGGGTCATCGATTGTTGGTTGATATGCAGAGAATGCCTTAGCAATCTTTCTGTAGAAGATACCTAGTTCTTCTGTATCTGCATATTCAAATACAGTTAGTTTGTGGTGAGAATAGTTAGGTGCTGTCTTCTTAGTGAAGTCAGTAGGATCATAGTAAACCTCACCAGTTCCTGCTGCAGTATTATACAGAGGAGACTCAGATGTAGTTTGACCATCCTTGATGGTAAACTGCCAGAAGTAACAACCACCAGTTACGTTGAAGATAGCAGAGCGAGGAATCTCACGTTCCGTTGTTGCAGGATCAGGAACGTAGAGAGGACGAACAGTGGTTCTACGGAGGTCATAACCGACGAGGGATGAACCTCTAGGAATGATAGCACCACCTTCAGTGTTGTTAAACTTCCAATAGATGTTATCAGGGTTGGAAAGATCTAGGATGCTGTCATCTGTCCAAGCATTAGTTCCTTGATCAAATCCAAATACATCAATGCCACTAGTATCCAGTAGACCAGGGCGGTTATCGATATAGTGAATACCAGGCATCAGCATAATGCTGAACTGGTCAAATCTATCGTTGCCAAATCCAGGTAGATACGAATATCTTGCAATTTCTAGAAAAGCACGCTGGATGCTTTTGAATGGTGTTACAGGTGAATTACCTCTATTGGATAATGCATCTGTTGCATTGAAATCATCAGGAGAAACATAAAGATACTTACCAGTCTTAGAGCTGATAAGGTTATCCAGACGTGTTAATGGCATGATTATTTTGACCCTGCGGTGTAAACTTGATCCTCGGATTTATTTATACGCCTGGTCTGTACCTATCTCCCATGATAAGCATTTTGACTATTTCCTTGCAACACAAGAAAATGTAACTAAATTGCTCTCTATATGTTGTTCTATACATAACTCCTCCACCTGGGCTCGAACCAGGGACATGGTGATTAACAGTCACCCGCTCTACCGACTGAGCTATAGAGGAATGATTCCCTTTCGGGAATGGAGAATAGGAGACTCGAACTCCTGACAGCCTGCTTGCAAAGCAGGTGCTCTACCAACTGAGCTAATTCCCCGAGAGCCACAAGTCGGACTTGAACCGACGACCTACGGTTTACAAAACCGTTGCTCTATCCAGCTGAGCTATAGTGGCGAGAAGAGGCATTACTGCCTTTTGAATTTGAATGCTCCCCAATTTGAACCCCATACTTTCTCATGAGTTTCAGCATTCAAACCTTTGTCAAGAACTTGATAATCTCCCTCAGAGAGGATTACTTCGTTAGCAACATAGGTTTTAGTTCCTTGCCAATCTACCCAGCAATTACAGGTCGAAGTTCCGCCTTGATAAACTTTGTTTCCAACCTTCTTCATAATAATATCACAACCTTCGCGGTAAGTCAAGATCTTATCAGAAATCCATTCTAAGTTCTTGCATTGTGCAAAGCGTTGTGCGTCTAAGATCTCATAATTTTTGAGACGATAATCATCTCCCTCTTCTACAACATCAATAACAAACTGACGATATGGGCGATCGAGTTGGTAATTGTATGCTTGCTCACCGTAAATACGGGTTTCTCCAATCAAACGGTGAGAGACTCGGATATGTGCATAACGAGTAGGGTGTGATTGTGCTTGTACTTTGTTCGAAAAAGTACCAACCAACAACTCAATAAATTCACTCATTCTGGTATAAGTTCTGGATTAACGAGGTCTAATTCAAATAACACGGGATGGCATTCTTCAGCAATCAAATAATCAGAGAACCTGAACATGTCTTCCATAGTATACTCTGGATTGATTGCTGCTTCTGACAATATCCACTTGTCTTCTTTCTCTTCTTTTTCAAGAATGTCAAAAGCAAACGGAATATTCTCAATATAATACATCAATACAGGTTCGTTGTCAACAAATACATGCTTTCTAGTGATAGTGTATTTGAATTCTGCCATTTGCTTTGTCAGGGTTTGCCAATACTATTTAACAAGAAATAGGACGAGCGGGACTTGAACCCGCACGATCTTTACAATCGACAGATTTTAAGTCTGGTGTGTCTACCAATTCCACCACCGTCCCTTATGCAAGCACCAGAAGTTTTTTCTTGAGTGCTTGCTTTCTTGCTTTCGCTTGTCGAAGCGCCTGAGGTTTTAAACGACGCTTTTGGTCTTTCTTGGAGTGATGTTGCCAGTTGGGCGTCGTCATTGGTCTGTCTCAGTACCTAGTAATTGTAGCACACTATGTAGGTCTTGTGGGAGGTGCAGACAGTTTTGTGAATGACTGCTGCTTGATAAATGCCTTGAGTTCTGGGGTCTCTTCCCATTCCCAGATCTCTTCGTGACCCTTACTATCGATCTTCTTAAATGTTTTTTTAGTCATTTCTAATACCATCCATTACTTGTTGTAGGTCATCAGCACGTCCCCTATAGTAGTCAATCTCCTCAGCGAGAACGTCAAGGATATCATCCACAATGACAGTAGGTTCTACATCGTCGTTGAAGTAGGACTTGATCGCTTCTGATAAGTAGCGACGCCTGTTCCACTCCATACTATAGGGTTTGTAGTTCATGATAAAAGGGTTTGCATATTTGTATTGTAGAGGACTATCGGCAATTTGTCAAGCGAACATGCCTCTATCACTCATGTATTGTAGTGCTTCTTTCATGCTACCGATATGTTTCAATCCAATAGCAATCTGAGGATATGTTGCTTCTTCACCAAATTCATTACGAAATTGGTGATCTTCAAAGTGTTTCCCCAATTCGTATCTTTGGAAGTCAGTTACTCCTTCCAAGTTTTCTAAGAGTGCTGCCATACGCTCACACTCTTGACTGCCGTTACTGTAGATTACTGCTGTGGTCATAATCAATCACGATACGTTTGTGGTTGTTCCTGTTGTTAGAACATATGTAGTATTTTGCTTCACCACCTAACAATTCTTCAATCTTTTTGACAAGATTATCAACAATTCCTTCGTTAGCTACCTTACGCCAATCACCATTAATCATGGGTTCATTATGCATCTTTTGATACTGGTGGTTTGCCAGATTATCTAGAAAGTCACTAGTCACGTTGTCTCCAATCATCAGGTTTATCTTGCTTGAACCAGTCTACAATTTCATCTGCGCCTGAGAACCCTGTACGATGATTAGATGGGTCGGGATCTCCTAGTCCCATCTTATTCATAAAATCATCCATACTGCCCTCCTCAATACCCTTAGACTGGCGTCTTGCTTTGTTCAACCAATCTCTAGCAGTAGTATGAGCCTTGGCAAGTTTCTCTGCCCAGATCATGTCTTCTAGTTTTACTTCTTCATTATTAGCAATCCTCTTACAGATAAACTCCATTCTTAGTCTGTACTGAGTAGATAGCATAGTCCTCTCACTAACAGTGATATTTAGAATAAAAAAGGGGATCCGAAGATCCCCCGTTATTATATCACATTATTTGTGAAATCAGAAGCTGTACTTGATGCCTGCCTTGGTGCCGTATCCACGGTCAACGCCAGAGACGCCAGAACCGACGAACGAAACTTCACCATAGATACCGAGACGCTCGGTAGCAGCAACACCAATACCTGCCTTACCAGAAGGAACGGTGTCAGCAGCGGCACCATCAGGAGAGAGAACGGTAGCACCAGCTTGAACGTAGTACGAAGCAGATTCACCCAGAGCACCTTCGTAACCAACGTGGAGGTCGGTATTCGTGCCAGTGTAGTCAGAGCCAGTGAAACCAGAGTTCGCTTCTACGTTAACGTAGGGACCTGCCATAGCAGCGCCAGCGAACAGGGGGGCAGCAGCAGCAGCTGCGAGAACAGATTTGATCATTTGTGTTTCCTCGAAAATTTACTTGCGGAATGGTTACCCGCAGATGATGGATCGGGTTGTCCCGATCGCATGGATTGATTATAGCACATGAAGCAGAGCGCGTCAAGTGGTTTGGTGCGAGTAATTGAGGCACCTCTCCATTTGCTACAGGAGTAATTTATCATGGCAGTTTGCCGAAAACAAGCCCCCCTTGTGCCAGTTTTCGATACGGATAACCGATAGGTCTGATAAGGTCGGGTTATCAGTTCAGTAAAACAATAGGTCCAGCAGACTTGACACTTGCTCCTTGCAAGGACTTGAGTTCAAAATCTAGACCCTTCGCTTCAAACTTACCAGCCACACCAGCATCTGCGAATATACCCAGTGTTGCCTTGAGTGTCATCTTACCAACTGCTGTGGTTGTTACAATTCCACCAGCAGTGTTTGTTATGGCACCACCTGCGGTAGTAGTTACCGCTCCACCTGCTTTGAAATCTATGGTTGTAGCAGCATCCAAACCAACTCCTAAGAGTGCTGCCTTGACATTGAATGCCTTTGACTTATCTTTGATTAGAGGACTCTCTGGACGGGGTACACCGCCAATTAAATGCTCTTCCATGCCACCAACATTGACACAATAGTCTCCTAGAATCTTATGATTCAGGTGTCCAGGAGTGATAATATTAACACTGGCACGTGGATCAAATGCAAGTTCTGTTTTCTCAGACACACCAAATGTCATCTGTTGACCTAAGATAATATTCTTTTCGTTGATAGATGCTGAGTTGATTGAAGTTCCTGAAATTTCAACATCACTCTCAGATTGAATCTTGATAGACCCACCTTCAAGAACTAATTCTTCTGTTGCTACAATTCTAACCGTTTTAGCAATGATCTGTCTCTCAGATCCTATAGTTTGTTCAATGTAATCACCAGAGCATACAATTGACAGTGCTCTTTTTTCTTTAGTATCTGTTCCAAAATTAAAAGATAGGTCAACTCTATCCATATAATCTTGCTGACCACCATATGCTTTGATGTTCAACTTACCACTACCAGATCCTCTATTAGGATCTCTGACACCTGTCATCAAAGTGATTGCTCCATCACCATGAAAAGTCATAGCGCCATCAGAATCCTTTGGACCATCAATGCATAGTGCTTGTGTGATTTTGTCTGGAAATTCTCTTTCGTAAATGGATGCTCTTGTGAGTCGTCCTTTTATAAGAGGGTTTACAGTTAGACCACCCTGTTCTTGTATTTCATCAGGAGTGGTTGGTCTAAATACACCTTCTCTTTTGATTGTATCGTAAGTTTCCTTACTTGCCGCGCTTACTGGTAAAGACATGTTTTAGATCTCCTACGGACAATCAACGTAACGACCAGTGCCGATCTTAGTAGCACCAACTGTAGATAGTCCATCAGTGTCTAGACATACCAAAGATGGCAACAATCTTGCGCCAGCTCCACCACCACCAATAACTTTCACTTCTGGGAATCCCTCAAATGTTCTTGTTCTATCCAACATTTTAGCACCAATAACAAACCCATCACTATTAATTATCGCTTCAGCAAGACCAGATTCCCCATTGACATAGACTTCTGGTTTATCCACATACCCAATTCCTGGTTTGATCATAGTGAATGTATCAATAATGCATCTCTTTCCTGCATTCTCAGAGAGATTTTTCTTGTATCCAAATCCAGGAGAAAGAATACGAATCTCTGTTAGATATCCCTCCTGATCTAAGAGTGCTGTTGCAGTTGCACCAAATCCATTACCACCAATGAATACATATGGTGCTTCTGCCCATGGATCACCAGGATTGCTAATAGGAATCTCAATGATTCCTCCATTGTCATCAGTAATAACATCATCGATAACAATTTCTGGTTCTCTAAACTCTTGATAGAAGTTCTCTGGTTTATCACCAACACCTTGATCAAAATCTTCTAGAGTTTGTTCGTTCAAAGAAACAATCATAACTTCTGCAGATGCACCAGTGTTGATCAAATTAAATCTAAGAGTTTCTTCTTCTTCGACGACACCATCTTCTTCAATTCCAATCGTAACTGTTGCTTTGCCTTCGACAATAGTCAAGTTTCCGTCAAGCTTACCACCAATAATATCTTGAGAATTTATATTTCTGCCAAGCAATCTATAATACAGAATAGTTCCATCAGAGACGTTCTTTGTTCTAATAAAGAATTTGACAAATTCTCCCTCTTTACAAATACTCTTATCAGATGTGACTTCATATGTTTTTAGTCCAGATCCATCATCCACTAAGGTATCGTCATCAATGTCATCTGGTATGCCGTCGCCGTCACCATCTTCAATAAAGACTTCATTGTCAAGAATATCATCAATTCCTTTCTCTGGATTGACTGGAGTACCTAGGTAAGGATTATATTCTTCTTCATCCTTAACTTGAGTAATTGTTCCTTGTCCGATATTTTTGGTAAATCCAGACTTGATTCCACTAGATTCTTGTGGAGTGTTGAAGTCCAACTTGACATATACTGTTTCATCTTCTTCATCAACACTATCTACTAGAGTTTGAATCTCAATAGTTTTAGAAGTCTGTTTTGGTTGGAATCCTAAAATTCCATTTTCTGGGAAAAAGTCATCTTCCGCAGTAGCAGTTCCTTTATCTAGTGTCGTATATTTAACAGAAGATGCTTCGTCTAAGTAACCACTTCTGGTAACAGTGAAAACAAGTTTACCTCCCTCTTGTACGTTGGGATCGTTAATACTATAAAATATTTTTGGAGTTGCCGCAACCGTTCCATCTCCCCCTGGTAAGGGAACTCCTCCCGTAAATCCAATAGAAGTCGTCTCTAGTGGTTTTCCAGTAAATGCATCCTCACATGTATATTGTGTGTAATCTGCAGGAGTATCGCCAAAAAGATCATCGATACCATTCAAAAGGTCATCTAAGAAATCATCATTCTTTTTATCTTTTGGTTTAGCTTCGCCATTGGTACAAACTTTCTTGTAGGTGCTACAAGTTCTATCAGGACCACTGCAAGAAATTCCAAGTAATTCTAGAACAAAGTTGATTGCTTGTCCAATAATGTTTAGAGGCGCTGCAACTAGACCAAGAATATCTTGTAGAGGTCCAAGAATTTGATTAAGAAGTTCTGTAATCAACTCATTCATCTTGGAAATGATTCCATTGATTAGAGTATCAACTTGACATACTGCCATGCGATAGATTTGATTGACAAAACTCATCAACACATTTGTCAACCAATCTTGCAGTCTCTTACCAAGATCTGCCATCTCACACCCAAGATTCTTCAATGCATTATTGAAGAACTCTGTGACTGGTGTTAGGGCGTTACCCTTATCATCAACTCTTAGTAATGCTTTTACTAATGCATCAACACCTTGCTGTAGAAGTTTTTTGATATATCCCTTTACTTTGGCAACAAATTCAGTAACAACAAGAGTTGCTTTATTAATATGTGTTCTTGCAGTAGCAATGACGCTATTTACACCACCAGTAACTTTATTGACATAAAAGTCACCAATGTTTCCACCACTACTCTGAATGTCAGCAAGTAATTGACCAATAATAGTCTCCATCTGTTGACCAAGGTTTGGGTCCTTACATTTTTCTGCTGTAAGTTGACACCATTGCTCTCTTTCAAGTCTTGCTTTGATTGCTGGTGCTAGTGGGATAGATTCCACACCATCAGCTCTGGTCTTACCAGTAGAGAGACCACTATTTGTACTTCTAGTTCCGTCTTTTGCTGTTCCTGGTGTAGTTTCTGTAGGTGGTGTTTCTGCTACATCAGCACCATCCTTATATGGTTCTACTTGATACTTTGCACTAGGTCCAGTGATGAACGTAGGTCTTGGTAATTTTGGTTGATGGAAAATCTTTGTAGCGCCAGGAGTGACGCCAATAGTACCCATAATCAGGGGTTTTTGTTTATCCTGATCTAGATAAACACCAATGACCCAACAACCATCGGTCATCTGGTCTCCAGCACCAGCAACGTTCCCTGGCATAAAAGGAACGTTGGCAGGCATCATCACGCTTGCCCATGGCAATTTTTCAGATGGAAGAATAGCGGGATCACCTGGGTGATCTCCAACTATTCTAACTCTGTGTCTATATCCACCTTTATTGCCTGGTTCGTCTTCTGCAGATTTTTCAATCTGCCCAACCCACCAATTAAATCCGTCATGTCCGACGCGGTTTGTTGGAATCAGACGTGATAATGCCTCATCCATTCTTAGTTATCGTGCATTTTACACTCTGGTGCTCCTGGTTCTTGATCACAATAGAGCTCTAGTGGAGAAGGATCGTGATGATCTCCTGCCTCGATCTCTTCCTTGTGATGCTCAACATATTCTTCTAGATCATGCAGTTCGCCTTCAATATGACGACGCTGCTGTGGAGAGATCGTGGGATTTTCCAAGATCTTCTTATCCTCTTCAATATGCTGTTCGATGCTGTCCATGTGTAGTACCTCCTGTTACGTATTTAGTTACCGTGTGATGATGCGTCGCCTTTCATTCCAAAAGAATCTCTAACAAGGTACAAAGTAGTAGCAAATTTACCATTTGTCCCTTTGATTGCGTCATAATGATGAGATACAGATTTGATTAGATAAACTCCACTGCTCTCTCTATCAAATATTTCTTTACTCGCTTCTGCTTTTGGAAGTTTGCTCATCAATCTAATGTCAATTCTGTCACCCGCACAAATTCTGGGATTACCAGGGATCACAATTGAACATACTTGATTTTTGAGAATTTGATATCTGGCAAGTGATTGTGCCATGTAATACTTAGACCAGTCTGCAAACTTTGTTGGTTTGTCAGCCTTGTCTGATGGTTCTGGGGATGCCACTCCAGGTTCGTTATACCATAATTCATGATCAATCAACATAGACATAATTCTAGTCGGATATTCCGAAAGTTCTTTGTTTTGTACTGGAATTAAATCTAAAGATTCTTGACCACCTAAGTGTGCCATGTTGTCATATGCATTTTTCAAACTGTAGACATATTCTTCATACTGTCCCGTTGATACATTGAAAAATGTAATTAGAGAAGAATACTTTCCTTTTCTAAGAGACTCCATCATATTGATTTCACTAGCAAATTGTGCTTCTAAGATATTATATCTGGTGTCACCAGAACCCTCCACATTTCCTTGCTGTTCGATATATGGTCCCCAAGTTTCAACTCCCCACTTACTTCTGGTTTCTTTGAGTTTATCTGAGTAAAGTTTACTCTTAGAGTCGGCACATAGAGAATCAACAGCGAAGAAATTATATCCCCTAAAAGTCTCCCAGAAGAAAAATCCACCAGATCCTTTTATTGGTTTTGCTGTTGTTTTTGGTGCAGTACCGCTAGATGATTTAGTTTTGTTCTGTCCATAGTCTCCCTTAGAACTTACACATTTTACTGCAATATCACCAATGATGTCAAATGGTCTCCTCATATTTCCTAGAAGTTGAACATCAAACAATGACTTCTCGGAATAAATTGGTTTCTTTGTTCCCAACTCTTTAGTCAAAAGTGTTCCCATGATAGCTTCTGGATTTCCAGACATGTTTCTGGGTACTCTAGTTAGTTCGTTCTGTAATGCTTCTCCAGAAATCAAACTCATCGTATAGTATTGCTTATTCTGTCTTACAAATCTATTACTAATTTGCCAGATAACAAATTCATATTTGAATGCGTCAGTCTCATTAATACACTGCACATCGATTTGAACTCTTTCGCCACCTTTGATTGGTGGATTTGTTCCATTGCCATTGAGCAAAGAAGCACTATCAAGAATCTCCAACTCTGCTGACACGAAAGGAGCAGTTACATCTTCGCCGTAGTTGAAACTTAGAACCAATGGTGTGAAAGGAATTTCTTTTCCCTTGTGGGGGAACAGTATTGCTTTCAGTAACTTGAATTCTGTGGGATTAGCAGGAGTATTCATGATTATACTAAACTCTTGAGATGCAATGTACTAGCAAACGTAAGTGATCCATGATTTGCCATACCAGCGGTAGCAAGACCAGCAGCAAATCCTTCCATTCCAGACGATTGACCCGTAGTTCCCAGACTACCACTTTGAATTTGCGCTGCTAATGCCATTAGAGCAGCCGCTATTTGAGAATTTCCTCCACTGGTTGACTTGAATTGTGCATTTTGCGTAACAGCAGAGACTGTTAGTGGATCATTGACAGCAGCATTACTCGTAGGAGAAACAGTAGTTGGTGAAGATGCAGACTCAAGCGAAGCAGTGCCTTGAATGCTAGCACCATCTAGTGCTTCACCCGATGGTTTTGCGGTATCTCTGGATCCAGACATTCCATGTCCAACAAATGCAGTAAATCCAGAAATTGTACCACTTACACCAAATCCATCACCTCTATCTCTAACACCATGAACACCTAGTGGGAATTTTAGTCCTTTTCTTCCAGCAATATCAACACCACCAAATGATCCACCACCCGCACGTGCAGCGTGAGCTTTTTGCTCACGTTCGATCATCTTTCTTAATTCTTCATCTGAGGGTGGATTGTTGGGATCAACAGTCTCATTTGCATTAGTAAACGTAAACTGCTCTTTATTTCTAATCAGTCCTTTGGCAACAGCAAATGCTGCTTTTCTTGTTTCAACTTTTCCTTGTGGTTTACCCCACAGAGCAGTCTCTGGTCCTAAGTGGAAGTGATCTCCACGAGAATTGCCAGTATTTCCTTGAATGAAACTTCTAGTGCGACTAGCACCTTCTCCTCCACCCGTATTAGGTTTTGGCATGAACTCATTCAAAGGTTTGTTCAGTACAGCTTCCCTTGCTGCAGTTGCTTTTTGAGTAGCTCTAGTTTGAAGAAACTGCTGTGATGCAGAACCAGTTATAAGAGTAGGACTTCCGCTATTACGCGCATTTATTGCAGCTGCAGTTTGTTCTTCTTGATGTTCTGCTTCTTTAGAACCAGTTCCTGCCCATCCAAGGAAGTCCCACCATGCTCTACCAGTGCCACCACCAGTTCCACCAGAAGCGGCGGCAGTACCAAGTTCTGCTACATCTTTCTTACGATCTAGTTGAGCATCAAGGTATCCATCACCCATTGCTTTGAAGATCTTCTTCGATTCTGGACCTTCAGTAGAGAAAGTCATCTCTCTACCATGGTGCTCAACAGGATATCCAGATTTTGGACCATCCGTAATACCACCCGCAGCCATTTGTGGCATTGACATGTCGCGTGCCATCAATGCAGCGTCAAGTCCCACAGATGCAGCAGTTCCCAGACCAGGAATTAAACTTGCTCCACCAGAAGCGAGTTCCAGACCAGCACCAGTCAGATCCCCCGCCATTGCTCTTTGACCAGCAAACAAGGCACCAGCAAGGAGACCAATCGCTGGAATTTTCTTCAGTGCTGCCTTTCCAAGACCTTTTCCTAATCCTTTAGCAAGACCTTTTCCACCAATAGCTAGAGCAGTTCTTTGTCCTACTCTTCCAAGTCCTCTACCGAATACACCCTTACCTGTTTTTAGTGCTCCTCCAATACCTCTTCCTGCTCCTCTAAGAAGACCACCTGCTCCTCTGCGACCACCGCCGAGAAGATTCATCAACCCACCACCAAGTCCACCTAAGATACCACCAAAACCTTTAGGTTTAGCAAGTTTAGTTGGATCTAGTTGATCACTTTGATCATCAAAGTTTGTCTGTGAAGCTGCTAGGAGAGCTTGCTGACGGTCAGCAAGTTTCTGCTGCTCATCCTTCTGTCTCTCAAATAGTTGAACTTGATTGCTAATCTGCTTTTCTGCTAGAGCAGCATTAAGTTGACCTAATCTAGAAAATCCTTGTGAAGTGATAGCAGAAGAACTCTGAATCGCTTGTACAGTATCTTGTGAAGATTGAGTGATTCTAAGTTCTACAAATTTCAGTGCTTTTACAATATCACTGATTTCTGTTGCATTGACATCGATAGCACCCGACTGAAGTGCTCCCATCGATGATCCGCCACCCAGTCCAGGACCAGGCTCAGGAGGTAAAATTTCTGGATCAATAGCACCTGCAGGAGCAAGCAGATTGGCTGTTTTCTCTAATGATCCACCAAGAGAAACAAATCCAGGAGATAACGCTGGGGGACCTCCACCTAAGGGACCATCATCTAATACAGAAACATTAACTGGTTCAATTGGATCTGGAGATGCAATTGTAGATAATACACCACCAGTTATAGGAGCAGTGGGAATTTTTTGAGAATAATCGTAATCAAATCCACCCCTAAAACGACCCTGCTGAGTTTTTGTAGGATCTCTTCCTGCTGGGGGAGTAGACTCAAATCTACCTCTAGTTCTAGCAATTCTGTCACCACCAAAAGTGGATCCTAATGCTCTCTTGAAAAAATGACCTCTTCCAACACCAGCTTCTGATAATGATGTATTATTCTTCTCGGCAACACTTTCAGCATAAGCACGCTCTCTGCGTGCCATGTCAGATGCCTTACCAATTCTTTTCCCAATGCCACTAACGATCGCACCCGTAAAGTTACGTTCCTTTCGTAGATCTGTTGGGTTTAGAAATCCGTGTGCCATTAGTGTGACGCTTCTGCTTGTTGTTTTTGCTGTTCCAGATATTGCATGAGGAGACTAACATAAACTTGTCGCTCCCAAGGCATCATATTTTCAATCTCTGTCAAGCTATATTTATGGTACTGCATCAAAGCAAAGTTAGTTCTGAAATACCCTTCCAAAGTATTATGGAAGAGTGCTATCCGAAAAAACTGGTCAATCCCGAAATGACGATTTTATTTTCAACTCCAGTGTTTGGATTTGTTACCGTAATGACATGTTCAAGTCTAGGAGTCGTTTCAAAGAATTTTTGAATATGCTCAAATTGGTTATTTGTCAATCCTTCTAAAAACTCACAAAACTCTTTTTTAGTAGTTGTAGAACTGTCATATACATCCTCACCATCATATAGTTGATCAATGCAACCAGCAATTGCCTCAATAACCTCATCTGCACCCATTCTTTTCTCAAGAATAGAACTAGACACAAATTCTTTGAATGACGGGTATTTCATAATTATACCCATAGTGTCAGACAACTCAATCTTGTTACTATGGTCTTCTGGTTTGGAAACCTCGACATCATTCAAATTAAGATTATAGCGAACTTGCGTTTCTCCATCATCTTCGCAAGTAACGTTCAATTCGACCACTTCGCCAACAGAGGCAGATCTAATTTTTAGGAAAATGTATTCTAAATCGAAAATTGCCAAATCTTCAACTTTAATGCGTGATTGAACGCATCCTTTGATGAGAGTCTTCATAGCACTCTCAATTTCTTTTTCATCTTCTCCTTCTAATGCCAAAAGAAGCAATTTTTCTTCTCTAACTACAAATGGACGATATTTGATTTTTTTGCCAGTAGAAGGAACTTCCAACTCATAGGTTGGAAGAGATACTTGTGGTAATGCCATTATGTTCAGACCAGATCATATGTATATTTAGCGCGACTTTTAGACCCAAAAATTAGCGGAAAAAATTTTCCCAGTTTTATGGAATCAAAAAGTCAATTTTCACGTTGCTGTGCTCTTTGTCTTGGAGTCAAACTTGGATCGTAAGGAATTACTTCCAATGGTACTGGTCCTGTTGGTTTTGCTGCTGGAGCAGGTTTTGTTGGAGTTGGTTGGGGCAACATTCCACCAGGAACTCTTCTTGTCCTGAGTTGACCAAATGGGGTCAAATATTGCTCTTCAATTATACCACCACCAACGTCTACTCTTCCAACAATTGTACTTCCAGGAACAACAGCACCTTCCATATCTTTGACATTTCTTACACTTAGTTTTTGAACCGTGTGTCTCTGATACTTGAATTGTGCAGTTACTCTGGTAACCTGCGCTTGTCCAAATTGCAGAGGAACAGAGTCAATTGCAAATGGCCATGCTTTATGAAGAATATACTTAATTGACTGCCTTTGTGTATCTCCTGTAGGACCTCTCTCAGTTTTTATGATTTCAATGTCACATGCGTATTGATGTCTATATTTGGGGTATGTTCTTCTAGCTTCACTGCCTTCATTTTGTTCATACCACATTGAATCATACCAATCAGTAAGAATCTTTAGTGCCGTCATGTCCGCGTCACACATAAATCCCAACTGAACATCAGTAAAAACTTTAGTATGTGGATAATCTACGATTCCAAGTCCAGTATGTAAACCCTTTATGTTGCCCGTATCAGTATTAATGTTTGGTAACTGCGCTTCCTCGCAAAATAGTTCAATAGTATCACTATAGTTTGTATATCCGCTCGTTATGACCGATGGTGGGTTGATAAGTCGTACAACAAAACTATTGGAGAACGCCATTCCCCCATTTGCTCCAATTGCACCCATGATTTGATGTAGAGTCTTTCCTGAGGACACGCTAAATATATACGTTGGAACAACTATATTTATGGCGTACTCTGGGTATTATAAACCTATACATCCCGAAAAGTACCGTGGCAACCCGACAAACATTGTTTATAGGTCGCTATGGGAACGAAAGTTCATGGTGTTCTGTGACAATAACCCTAGTATATTACAGTGGGGTAGTGAAGAGATTATTATACCATACAGAGCACCTGATGGTAAA